ATCTATCGGAGATGTCCATATTTTCATGTTCCGAGAAAACGTGTTAATATTGAAAAGCTTTTGCTTGTTAAACTAAGGTGTTAGGGGACCGCAATCCTCGCCTCTCAGCTTCGAAAGAAGTTCACGCTAAACTTTATTGGAAAATTCATGACTTTCCTGTTTGCAAGCAAGTTGTAATAGATATTATCACCATTGCACTTCGTAAAAGTCGGAAGTGTCGTCTACCCGGACGTTAAGCTGGGATATCCTGCTGCGGGAGAAATAATATCAGTTTTAAAAAAGCCATGAATACGACCAACAATAACGACCGATTTTTTATTATCCCCCCGGATGATAAAAAACATAGTGAATATTCTTTCCCTATTTCTAGTTATTATGAATCATTCCAAAGAATCTTTGGTAATGAATATGTTGGAGATGTTGATGGTATAATCGCATCTGCCAACAATGTTTGTATGCAACCGTTTGGCGAGCGCCAATACACAGGTATTCAAGAGCAACTTGAATCGTTGGAAGTTAAACCCTTGCAATGTGCTTTGGACAGTGTCCCAGAAGACATTTTTTCAAACATTATAAGTTTTTTGCCGCGATATGTGCCAGAATTGCCGCCACGAATCTGTGATTATTCTGCTAGTGAATTAATAGATGATATTGACGAAATTAACCGTTTTTATCTTTATTTGTGCTCTGAGAATAAAGTGTCACATGATTATTTGTTAAAGTACCGCAATAGTTATTTTAATTTGGTCAAATTCTTTACAGTTACGAGCCATAATGGTGCCATCTTATCGAGAGGATCGGTATGTTGCATTGCCATGGAAGATAACTTTTATCGTTGCCAAGTGTCAGCACAAATAAGAAATTTTGATCGTTGTTCCTTACGTTCTGTTCAGAGTGTACAAACCCATATCACATTTCAATCCCAATGTACGACTAGAGGGTTTTATTATTGTAGAAAACTCTTTAAGGTCAATGTATTTGGAGACAAAGTAGCAGTCACTCAAAAGTCTAGGGTGAAATCTTCCAAATTGAAGTGTTGTCTTTATATGCAGCATACTCGCAGGTTGTTGAAAATTGCTAATAGACGCAACTATAAGGTCCAAACTGAATTCACTTCAGCAGACCTAATTAGTCGATTTTTTCATAGGTACTTTATACATGGCAGAGATGATGATTTTTTGATTAAATTAATTGAAGATATAATGTTTTTTGTAAAGATGGGTACTGAAACAGTGCAGGGAATGAACCGCTTTCAAATAGTTTATAGAGCTATATGTATTTTTTTGAAGAGTAGATATAATATGTCTGTATTCAAAATTTTGAAAACGAAGGTGTATCCATTTGTGAAAGATTTGTTTGAGGATTTCAGTGTCCAAACTGATTTTTTCACTAATTCCCGTGATTTTCTCAACTCCTACAAAAACATAAGTGAGAGTCCGATTGTGATGAAAATTTATAAGTGTTGTTTGTATCTTTTAAGTTTGTCTATATTTGATAAAATTGGAATTAAATTTGACACTTTTGGTTACACAAAACTGCAAGAGGCAACTTTGAAGAAAAAGTTTTATAAAAGGACTGATTTCGTTTATGTTCTGTGTGACACGATTTTATTCATATTGGAGCGAGGATATCAGGTGTATGTGACAGGTGATATAGCGTGCCTATTTCATTCTGGGGGTACATATGTCCAAATATTTGACAAGTGTAGAGAGCTACAACGCAAGAGTCTACTCCTGCAAAATCCTGAAGTCAATGGTTTTACTGAATCTGAATTTCGTTCTGATTTAGACACTGTTATTGAGAAGCTGCAAAATATTGATAAACATAGTTTCAGATTGGATAA